ATTCTCAAGAAGTCTGCTTATAATCCGGATGGTAGTTTGTTTTTCCCGGAAGTACTGAGTGAGGTGGAGCTGGATAAGATTAGGCGTAGGCAGGGAGCTAGTATTTTCTCCAAACAGTACCTGAATGAGCCTGTCTCCGATGAGAACGCTGAGTTTCGTCGGGAATATATTAAACGAGTACCGCTGGAGAAGATAAAGGGTCGTCCGATTAACTGGTATTTATCTGTAGACCCCTCCTATGCAGACCCAAGGCATCCTAATACCTCGGATTTTGCTGGTTTTGTGCTGGCTGGTATGGATTATATGCGAGATATCTATATTAGATATATTGTTCGTAAGAAAATGATGTACTCCGAGGTTATAAATGAGATGTTTAAACTCTACACTGACCCACTTTTTAAGGATATTAAGAACATGAAGATAATCTTGGAGGTCATTGGGACAAAATCTCTGTCTTATGAGCTGGCTAATGAGCAGAAACGCCGCAACACTTGGCTTCCAGTGACTGAAATCAAGGGAGCTCGGGATAATAAGGAAGAGAGAATTAGGGGACTGAAGCCTTTTTATGAGTATGGACATGTTTATCATGTTCAGGAGTGTCCCCAGATAGAGGAACTAGAGTACGAACTGCTACATTTTCCGACTGGACGACATGATGACATTATAGACCCCTTAGCTACCATCCTGGAGTTCGCCTCGCCACCCACCAATAAGGCTCACTTTGAAGAAGATGACCCTCGCTCCCGTAAACGGGTCCGATTTAAGCCTCGTTCTCCCATAACTAATACCTAGTTAGGCTATTTACTAGAAGAGCAGTTTATATTCTACTAAGGAGTATGAATCCTAAGCAAGACCCAGCTGCTCAACTAGCTGCTTTGCAAGACCAAGAAGGTGGGTTGGACCCTCAACCCCAGGATAACTCTGGTTATCATCCTAATAAACGTCGCCGAGCCATCCGAAGACAGACCTATGAGCGTTGGTATTGGCTTAGGGACGAACCTCTTCGGCAAGAAGCTGAAAAAGACTGGGAGATGGCAGATAAAGAGTACAACATGTACACTCCAGACCCAGACCCTGATGATTGGCAGTCTCATCTGCAATTACCCGATGCTTTCGCTGCTATTCGGACTCAAGCTCAAGAAACGGTGGAGCGCAAAGCTCGACCTAGCTTAACGGCAACTGATGAATCTGAAGAGCCGACTGAAGAGTTCTGCAATTCAATTATTAATTACAACATGAACAATACAGGGTACGATTACCAGTACCACCAAGCTAAACTAGCTAGTTCAATTCGGGGTACGGCTTTCCTTATGGATTACTGGCGAACCGATAAACGAGTAGTTAAAGACCCTGACTCAGTTGATGAGAAGACTGGCGAAATTACCTACAAAGATAAAGAAATAACAGATTTTGACGATGATTATACGGAGTGGGTACCTAACGAATTTATCTATGTAGATGAAAAAGCCAAGCATATTGACGAAGCGGTTGATATGTTTAAACGGGAAATTATAAACATTGAAGAATTTCATCGTATTTATGACAACAAGCCAGGCTTCTACGATACTAAGTATGTATCGGCTGGTGGCGACAGGAATAATCGGAGCTTCTTTAAATACCCCCAAGATATTACAGCTCAGGATGTAGAAGTTCTACATTATTATAACCGTTCACTAGATGCTTATTGGTGCGTAGCTAATAACATCGCTATTTATGATGGACCACTTCCTACTAAACACAAGGAACTACCTGTAGCGGTACTATATCAATATCGGATTCCAGGTCGTTTCTGGGGTATGGGTATTCCCAAGGTGGTCCACCACTTAACTGAAGAGCGTAAATCTATTCGTAACTTAAATATGGACCGTCAGAAGATTATCGTTGGCGGTGCTTTCCTCCACAACAATGCTTTCGAGATTACCGATGAAGACGAAGTACTCTATCCTGGTAAGTGGATTAATGTTGATACTAATGGACAGCCCGTAAACGCTGCTATTCAGCAACTCTCAATGGGCGAGGTTCCAGCTTCTTACTTTAGAACTGAGGAAATAATTTTAGAAGATATTCGTCGAGCTCATGGTATTGATGATCGTATTCAGGGGGTTCAAGCTGGTGGTACAGCTACCGAAGCGGCTATCTTAAAGGAATCCTCACTAAAAGGCATTAACCTAATTTCCCTAGCTGCTGAAATGGACACAGTGGTTCGTATCGGACGACTGAAGTGGAGTAACATTCAGTTCTTCTACGGTGTCCCTCGCATGGAATCAATTGACGGTAAGGATAAAAAGACTTATCGAACTGTTGATGTGGCTGGTAAAAAGTTTTCAATCCAAAATGATAATGGTCAGAAGACCCTATCTATGGAAGATGTAAGGGGCTCTAGTGCCTTGTCCCTCAAGCCAGAATACGCTAAGTACCTTGAAGGAGACTTTAGGGTTCATGTTGATGCCGATGTTTTTGTTCCCATTTCTAAAGCTATTGAACAAACTAAGAAGACCGAAATGTTCTCTCTTATTATGTCTAACCCAGCTTCAATGGCACTTCTTGATTTGAACGGAGCCGTAGCTGATGTACTTAAAGTTAATAATATTCAGCCGGACGTTTGGTTGAAGAACCCAGGTGGTAATAAAAAAGATATGATGATGCTGGCTGATGATGAGAATGGGGTTATGGCAGCTGGTCAACCGTTATCTGGTACTAAAGATGCTACTGAGGACCACACCCTAATTCACCTAATCTTTACTAAGACCGATGAATATAAACAATTACCACCTCAAATTCAGCAGATAATTATGGAACACATTATGCAAGAACATGATGCTAATCCAGCCACTGGAGCAAGTGCGGACTTAATGGGTCAGTATGGTCTAGGTCAACCAGCTCCAGGCGAATTACCCAGTCCGGGTGTCCCTGCTCTCGGACCACCTCCAGGGGCTCCAGTTCCAGCCCCAGCAATTCAGGCTAATACACCTCAACCCCAGGCTCAGGTAGCAGACCTTCAGCCCACTAATTTCTCTCGCCCTGAGTAAGGCTATTTACTTATAAAAATTATATGATTAGAGTTAAACCATGAAGAGTACCGTTGAGCAACTGAGTAAGTCTGAACGGGAAGCTCTAGCACTTTTCAAAGACAGCGCAGCTGACAAGGCTCTAAGACGCTTAGTAGATATTGAACGTTTAGAACTGGCGAAAGACCATGTTGACCAAGTAGATATCCTAGTTGTTAGATACCTATCTGGCGGTGCTAATAGTCTGAAGAAACTAGTCGTTACGTTGAATGACATCGCAAAACAGGATGGTTGATATCTGGGTGAGCCCACCCCACCCAGATACCAGCTATGCTGGCTAAAGAACAAATCTTTAAGGGGAAATTATGGCGACAAACGCTACAAAGACCGAAGAAGCTGTCGACGACAGCAAACCAGTAACCGAGGAGGATTTGCGGAACGATAAATTATCACTCGAAGTAGAAACTGCCCAGGCAGCAGACGAAACGATTGACGAGGAAACCACCGCTAAAGATACCGAGGAAACCAGCGAGGAAGACGGACAAACCGACGACCAAGCGACAGATGAGGCAGACTCAACCGAGGAAACCACACCTGAATTCGTCAAACAAGTTCCAAGTATCGCAGGAGATACAGAAGAGGAATATCTTAAAAATCTAGAGACTGCATATCAAGCAAGTACTACTGAGGCTTTACGCCTCAAAGGTCTAGCTGATGCAGCCCAGATTGAAGATACAACTTGGGAGGGCGAAGAAATAGACTTATCCGATCCGCTACGGCTTTATGCCAAGCAGAAGATGGATGAAGACATTTCTAGAGCTTTCGGAGAATTTTCTAAAGAATATCCTCAAATTCAAGACCAAGGCGAATATAATAAATTTACTGTTGAAGTGGCAACACTTTCTAGCACGATAATGAACTCTCAGAAGCGTTTAGCTTCGCCAGAGGAATTATATTCTAAAGCAGCTGTCATCTTAGGATGGACCAAGGACTCGGCTACTGATAGCAAGGATAAACTTAATATAGCACTTAAAGACAAGGCTGCTACATCTAAGACAACCTCGGCTACTTCAAATGCCCCCAAGTCTAAAGTTACTCCTCAAATGATAGAGGTCAACAAACTTATGTATCCCAATAAATCGGAAGATCAGATACGCAAGGAACTTGAACCCTTCGTTAAATAACTTAAAGGAGTTCAATCATGGCACTCGATATTTCCCGCAAAATGCTGGGATACATTGATGGCGGTACGAACTATGCTACTTACCAGTTTCCTGTTGCCTCAGCTGTAACAGTTACTACTGGTGATTTTGTTTACTTCGCAAGTGGACGTATTACTTCAGCTACTATTGCTACTGCTCGTCCAATTGGTGTAGTCGCAGAAACAGCTACTGGTAATGCCGGTGGTACTGTAAAAGCATTAGTTTTCATCGACGACGATATTCGTTACTTACTACAAAATGACAACATTGGAACTACGTTTGCTGCATCTCACGTTGGTCAATACTTTGACCTAGTTGGTGCAACCGGGGCGCAATTAGTCGATACGTCTTC